ATGACAAATGTTTTTGGTTTAGAAGTTTCCCAACCAGCAGTTTCAAGAGGAATAGAAAGTTTGAAACAAATAAATTTGGTTGAAGGAATAAATAATCCAGTGGGCAATGCGACACTTGCTTGGATTAAACTTACAAACAAAGGTCGCAAACTACAGAGACTATATTTTGGTAGTACTGCTGAATGGAAAGACAGATTAAAAATTGTATCTGTTCGTACTTTAGAAGAACAAATAGTAATTGATAGTTCAAACATTAACAAAAGGACTGCATAATGTTGCCATCAATAAAAACTTATATTCAAGAAAGATTACCTCGTGGTATTCGCTTGTTTAGAAATTCTTTACTAGTTGATGTAAGTAAAAAGGTAATGCACAATGGTAAAGAAAAAATTATCAGAAAATGTAAATCTGTTTTTTTAGGTTTAGATAATGTTTTTGATAATGTTAAAGCAAAACAACTCTTTGAAAAATCTTTAGACGATGCAATTCGTCTTCAATCAATTATTCAAAGAGAGATTGCACAATCTGGTTATGCCGAAGTAGTAAAACTTTCAAACATAGGAGAAGGTTCTATTGGCGGTGTATGGAGTAGGTTCTATCAAAGAATACTTGAACCTATGTGCGAAGCTAATCAAAAAAATATCAAAATGTACTTCCAAGACGTGGTTGAATATTTTGGTGTTGATAAACTTCTTAAAGACATTACAGAAGATGAAGTACAGAAGTTTATAACATGGTTAAAAGTTAAATGTGTAAATAGAGAAGCCAATGCTTTAGGTACTGTTGCAAACAACACAATCAATAAACGTCTTGGACTTATTCGTGAGTTAATGCGTATAGCAATCAAGAATAGATATTTAACTCTTGATAAATGTATTGACCCAACGAAAAAAAATCTTGGAGTTCAGGATTTACCTAGAACTGTTTCACAACAAAAACCAACTATGACTTTTGCAGAACAGCATCAATTCATATCTGTTATTAGAAAATATGGTGATGATAACTTTGCAAATATGATGGAGTTTGCTTTTGAAACAGGCATGAGACACAGCACAGAGTTAAATTCTTTTACAATTGAAAATGTTAACTTCAAACGTAAGACAATTTGTTTTTGGCGTAACAAGACTAATTCTTGGTCTATTGAAATGCCATTAACACAGAGAGCTTATGAAATAGTTTCTAACTATAAAGAAGTAGCTTTCTCTAGAGTTGATAAAAAAGTATTTCCTTGTGCTAAAGGTCATATAAGAAACAAATGGAACAAATATAAGAAGTTAGCAAAATTACCTTCTAACGTAACACCTTATATTACCAGAGGTTCTTATATTACTAGGTTAGTTGAAAATGGTCTTGATGCAAAAACTGTAATGCGATTAGCAGGACATACCTGCATTGAAACAACTTTAAATTTTTATATTAATCCTTCAGCAAATCATCTTCGTAACGCTATATCTACTTTAGATAATCAAAGAGATGAACTGAAGTTAATAAAAGGGTAATACAAGTTGAAAACTAACTTTTATTTATATAAAAATTACAGTCCTGTAACAAGCGACTGTGGTGGAATTGGCAGACACGCAAGTCTTAGAAACTTGTGCAGAAATGCATCTCGGTTCAACTCCGAGCAGTCGCACCAATTTATAAAAGTTGTTAATATAATATGTGCTAAATTAGTGAGGATATGTTTGCAACAATATTTGCAATACGTTAGCAATGATGCGAACATAAAAAAAATAAAACAAATAATTCTGCGGATAATTTTACCAGTAACTAGTCTTAGGAGAAAATTCAGGTCAATTCACTGGTGTAATTTTAAATATAATTATTGTTATTACTCGCTAGTTATCTCAAAAATAACTTTAATACACCTGTGGCTAGTCTTGCAAACAAGTGCGAACATTAAGCGAATTGCGTTTGCAATATTATTCACAGGTGTTTCACAATGTTCTACAAATGTCCACAGATAATACAAATTTTAAAGAACTACTAGAAACACTTGTAAAAGTAGGGGTTGGCGGAAAATATAAGGACAGAGACGATTACGTAAAATTAATCACCCAAGAATTAGAGTTTGAGGAACGTATGATTAGGGGTGGTATTGATAGATATAATAAAACTATAAATGATGCTAGGGCAAAAAACCAAGAAAGCACTACTAAATATGGTTTATATTATACTCAAAAATACGTCACTGCTCTTGCAGATATGCTCAAAGACGATGTCGCAAACTGTATGGCAGGTTCGGTAGGGGTAACGCAAACTTCGTTAAAATTAATATGCCAGTGTTTGTCTGTTAACTCTTTTAATAATGAGGGTATCTTTCAACCTTCAACCTTTCAATGGCTACCTGTAAGTTTTATTTGTCTTAAAAATGTTTTAGATGGAATTTCAAAGTCTGTAACTGTTAATGAATTATCTATGAGTATCAGTAATGCTCTTATGCAAGAGGCAAGACTTACTAAATTTAAAGATACTCAACCTGATAAGTATGAGCAAATTTGTAAAATGCTAAATGCAGAAGGTCAAAACATGAAGAAAAATAAATACAGACATAAACAAAGAGTTTGGGTTTATTTTATGAACAAAAATAAATTAGAATTTGATGATTGGGTTTCAGCAGACAAGATACATTTAGGTGTAAAAATCATTAGCTATTATGAGAAATTAGGTCTTGTTACCCATGAAAATAGAAGAACTGCAAGGAATAGAACTACTACTTTTATAGTAGCCACAGACAAACTTCTTGAGGAAATTAAAAATTATAATATCCACAACGAAGCATTACACCCAACTTTTTTACCAATGTTAATGCCACCAATGGACTGGAGTTCACCATTTACAGGGGGTTACTATGGCAGAAAATACAATCAAAAAAACAAAGCAGAGGAAATTGTAAATGCATTACAACATAATAAAAAGTACAAATAGAAGATATTTAGAAGAATTTAAAAACAGATTTGATGATATGCCAAACGTCATTAATTCTATAAATATTCTACAAAAAACTGAATGGGTAATCAATAAAGAAATTCAAAAGGTTTTTAATAAATGTGTAGACTTAGGATTACAATTTGGAAAACTTCCAATCAATCCAAATGATATAGAACTTCCACCTAAACCAGTTGATATTGGAAGTAACAAAGAAGCATTAATTAAATGGAAAAGAATGGCTTCTAAAGTTTATGAAAGACGAGCTAAAAATAAATCAAAACATATTCAAGTATTAATGATTAAAGCTGAAGCTGAATTATTAAGTAACTTTGATGGTTTTTATAATCCTCTGCAATTTTGTAAGCGAGGAAGAATTTATCCAAAACCTGCAATGCTCAATATGCAATCTGCTGATTATGCAAAAGGATTATTAAAATTTAAATATGGAAAAAGAATGGAAGAAGATAATAGTTATGGTTATTTAGCAATAGCTGGTGCAAATTTATTTGGTGAAGTAGATAAAGGAAGTATTCAAGATAGAATTCAATGGATTGAAAAGCATGAACAAAAAATTTTATCAGTAGCTAAGTCACCTTTTGATGATAAGTGGTGGCATCAAGCTGATAAACCATTTCAATTTTTAGCTTGGTGTATGGAATACAGAGACTTTGCTGAAACAGATTATGACGCAAGTTTTATAACTACTCTACCAATACAAGCTGATTGTTCTAACTCAGGACTACAACATTACTCGGCAATGATGAGAGATGAAGTTGGCGGTAGAGCTACTAATCTCATTGATGATGAAAAACCAAATGATGTTTATGTTATAGTAGCTCAACGAGTAATTGAAAAATTAAAATTAAGAACAGATGAATTTGCAAAAAAATGGTTAGCTTATGGAATAGATAGAAAAATTTGTAAGAAGCCAGTTATGTGCTTACCTTACAGCTTAACTAGATACAGTTGTAGAATGTATTTAGCTGAACACGTTTATCAACAATTAAATGAAAGAAATATTCCTCATAATTTTGGTGATGATTTATTTGAAGCTACCAAATATTTAACTCCTGTAGTTTGGGAAAGTATTTACGAAACAATACAAGGTGCTAGAAATATTATGAAATTTTTAAAAAAAGTTTCATCGTTAGTGTCTTCAGAAAACTTACCGATTAACTGGACAACACCATTAAATTTTCCAGTTCAAA